CGTTGAGAACAATCTAACGACACTCCAAACTTTCCTGTAGAACCGATTATAGTTGACATTTATTATACCACAATAAAAAGTAATGGATCTAATCACATATCAAACTGAACGCGATACAGAATTAATAAGGTTCAAAAAAGATTACGCGGATCTAAAAGTGCAATATATGAATCATTTAACAGACGCAGTCTACGAAAAAGATCCTGCAGCTCAGTCTACGTTGGTTAAACAAGTTTTGGATGCAAATTCAGAATTATCAACACACGTGCGAGACTTTCTTGGGCAATCTAATTCTAAATTTGATTCTAAAACAATCTCAGAATTGACACAAGATATCATCAATTATCAGAAAGAATATTCAGCAATCAAAAATTCAGAAAATAAAGTTACAGCAATACATTCGTTATTAAACAGTCGCCAAACAGAATTAAACGAAATTGAATTTCAGTTTAATATCATGTTAGGCTTGCTGGGGTTTGGAATTTTAGTTTTATTATTTTTAATTTTTAGAACATCGATAGCCCAATGGTCAGTGCCCCAAGTACTGCCAGTGCAGTATACTTCCACGTCATAGACGCTACAGGCGTAGGACTACTTGTAACAGACCGTTGATTCATTGAGTTTGATACATCATGCATTTTTTTGACATTTTCTGGTTTACGACTTTCGGCATTTGCAATAATTGCCTCTAGACTCTCTTGAGCATTTTCATATGCTATTTTATATCTAGGTTCGTTTGTTACAGCATATTCTACAAAATTAGTTTGATATGTAGTAAGTGCACGTTCCATTTATCATTACGTTTCTAGAACATTCCCAGCACAATACCTATAATAGGTAGTTGCACCAGCTGATTCTGAAAACCGAATAATTTCAATAATATCTCCAGTTCTCGCACCAATCCATTTAGCCATTGCGTCTTGGCTGTCGATCCAGGGAAGTTGTGTCTTTGAATCTGTGATGTTCATTTTGCGCATCAACTTTTCAATTTCAGATTGTGTTAGAATTCGATGAGGAGGTACCTTACGATGTGTTGTAATATCAAACTGTAACCTGCGAATATCAAAGATTTGTAGTAAGAAATTTTTAGGATTATTAATGTGAGTACGAACAATTTCTAAAATTGATTCAGACGGCGGAACAAGTGAAACAACAATAGTACCATTCATAAATTTGTTATCATTAGCAAATGTAATATAGCTATTTACAACATTCTCGGTCAGGCGCCCCTTCTCGCTAAAGATAATAAGAATACCACCTAGGTTGTACATTCTTGTCTCTTCTAGGGAGTTCCCCAGAAGTTCTGATGAATCTACTTTCACATTTCGAGCATTCAGCATACCAGTTAGACAAGTCAATGCACGTTCCTCCATTTTTGTTCTACTTGATATAGATGAAAACTCTTTTCCATTTTCCATAGATAAATGAACTGGGTTCCAAAACTACCTATTTTAATAGTTTTGGCACTAGCTGTTATTCTAGTATTAGCTGCTGTTACTCGTGAACATTACGTTCCTGAATTTTTAGAGCAAGGAAATGTTAAACGAACTGCTGAAACTGCAGACTCGTCATACGCACAACAAACCAATCACGTCCGTCCTGATGGAAGATTTGAAGCTCCTCAAGTTCAAGGTACAGAGTCGCCGTTTCGTGTAAATATTTGGGAGTCATATATACCTTAGCTCAGTGCATATTTCAAGTTTGCTTCGATTCGTGCCCGCTGATCATCAGGAAACTTATTATCATTTAGTAGTTTTAAGCATGCAGTTTTGCTCAGTGTCTTTTCACCAAGATAGTAAGCAATAATTGCTAGTTCATCCCAAACACGCCAGTCATAGATGTCTGTTTCAATAAACAAACATTGGTCACCTGGCATGGAAATCGTGCTTGCATACATGATCATTGATAGAAGTTCACGAGACCACATATTGTTTGCCCTGCAAAAACTTGCATAAGAAACCAGTGATTCAGTACGACGAGAACTGAACTCGTGAGCTTTCCACGCCCATTCTTTGCTATTCGTAATACGAGCAATATTGAGTGCAGAAATATAAACTTCTTCAATCCACTTTCCCATCTCAATACGCTTCTTATACCACTTCAGAGCCTCTGTATCCATACCAGCATCTCGATATGATTGTGCTAGATAAAATACATATCGTTCATTCTCAGGCTCTTCTTCTACCCCCTTCAGTAACGTTTCTGCATCACGTTTATACTTGTTATCGCCTTGTTCAACTGATCGTGCTCCTAGGCAACGACCGATCATATAAATCTCACTAGGGATTTTTACAAGCCTGTTGTTATGCTTATCGTTTGTAGGATATTCGTGCAGTACTCCTACATAACGCCAATCATCGTTTGCCTTAAAAATCTGAGTACGAATGTAATCCAGAGTTCCTCGTTTGATTTGAACATTACATGAGTTAGGCATGGCACTAAGTAGGATTTTCTTAAGAACTTCTTTTGAACCGGGAGGATAGCACATCAAATCATCTGCGTCAATCATTAGAATGTAGTCCATTTTCCCATCACACAACTTGAGTGCTTCAGAACGACTTGCGCCAAATCCCTTCCACTCTTTCTGGAATACGTGACCCTTAACGTCTGTCTTTGCATAAAAATTATTAATACATTCAATTGTGGTATCGGTAGAACCTGTGTCCAAAATGCAATACGTATCAATTAGTCCAAGCGTTGCTTCTAGAACTTCATGGATAATATGGCTTTCATTTTTCACAATCATGCATAGACCAATCGTGCACGTCGGCGGGGGAGGGGCACCGAGCAAATCTGTTAGAGACTTCACGAGATCTGTAGAATCTGTGACACCTTCAGGAACTACATTTGAACAATGTTCTGTAATAATAGGCATGCCAGCAAATCTCCAGCGTTCACAGCGCGCGGATTCATAAATTGTGTATTCTTCTCCGGCATGAAGATTTACAAGTACGGAGCACTGACCAACACGTTTGTCTCTTGCTTCTCCAAATTCACAGATAAAATCTACAGTAAAACCAACTTTACGAAGAGAGGTTACAAGTGCATCACGATAGCTTGTATAACTTCCAACAACTGCGACGTTAAATTTCTTATCTGCTGTCATGTATTCTTTTAGAATTGCTGTTTCCGAAGCAACTTCATTGTAGGGTAAATACGTTCCCTTTCCAGTGAGTTCAATGTTTTTCTGAGAATAATCAAAAACTTCAACAGAATCTGTCGTAAATGTAGAATACTCTGCAAGTTTAGAAGGAACCGTTAGCTGCTCAGTGTTCACAAACCCAATCTTACACGTAGCAGGAAGAAGTTCAAATGGAACACGGCGAACGCAAAGATAAAAACGGTCGTCAGTTAGTTTAGTACTTGCATCGTATTGAATTACTTCGTCTTCTCCACGAAAGGACTCAATATACTCGCTTACATACTTGTATTCATCCTTGTGGACTAGAATTACACGGTTCATTTTATAGTTTACTATTATAGCACTAAAACCCCTTTATCTTTTTGAACGGGGACTGTTTTCAATTCTCGATGTTTTACGATTTCTTCCCATGTTCCTTTAATTTCTGGAAGATGCGTTGGCATCCATTCGGGGTCTTTTTTAACAAGTTGTTTTCTCCAATGTGAAAGTGTCCAATAAATTATCTGCCACTCGAACGGGTTTCCTAGCAATTGCTGCCATTCGTGAATAGGGTCTGTACAATTGAATGGACGGTAACGAACTTCTCCACTGCTAGATACTGCAAAACAAGACTTATGCAAGGATTCGGTTTCTGTCCACTGAGAATAGTTCATCGTCTTAAATGCCATTTCAACATAATCACATTCATTCAACCCAGTACATTCAATCTGCAGCTGCATTTGATGATAATAATGATCAGGGACCGGAGTTGTATCATCAAACGGTCGAGAGATTGGGCATTTTAATTCAATAAGGCGTCCATTACGATCATCGTCACATAATACTAGACCGTCTGGAGATGCACCGATAAATGCATACTCTGGATGTTGAACACATGTCAATTCTACAACCTTGACACCTTCTGATAAACAATAAATTTCTTTTGCAATTGATTCGAAACGAGTACCCCAAATTAGCGCACCTACAACTGGGCCATCGTTTCTTTTTGGGGGCGATAACTTTGAAAGAATCAGTTCATGTCTAGAAGACGCAGTCGCATCGCCAAAACATTTCCAAATTTCTGATGCTGTTAACATTTCACCACGCTTTGCAAACCAAGCACTCGTTCGTTGTTCATCAATGCCATAGTTAGCTAGTAAGTAGTTAATCTTATCTTGCATTACCTTGATATAGATATGGTGTGAACCATAAAACCCGTTTTCAAGGTAGACCATTAAAGTTGTAATGGAACAAATTCAAAGTCAGGAACAATGGGTACTACATCGTCTAGAGAAGTTTTATGCGGATCCAAAGAACCTCCAGAAAGTCTCCGAGATATTAAACGGAACTTCAAACCTTTCATTACGTCTGATCGATTGGTTTGTGACAAACTACGCAAAACAGTACAACGTAGCATTTATGACAACAAATCAGAAATACGTAATAGTGTATCTGTCATACAAAAGTCACCTAAAAGCCTACAGTAAAAAGATGTTTGATCCCTTTTGCAGGTGTAAGCGAATAAAGTTTCAAGGATTGGATACAACCGTTGGACAACTAAACTTTTTTGAATGGGTATTATCTGATGAAATTTTGAACTACTTAGAGGCAAACCGTGAACAGGTACATGCAGATATGGATACACGTCTTCAAGAACTTAAGGATACACTCGACAAAGACACTCGACGCAAACGTCATGAACTATCAAACTCTGCAACAAATTTGCTTTCTCGTCATGACATTCTCGTAAAAGTTTCATTTGACTAAATAATGGAATACTCCTGCAAAGTAGTTGATCCTCTATCAGGAGAAAAAGGAAGAAAAAATAAATCGTATGGATTTTTTGAAAATAATACATTGGTCGCAAGATGTACAATGAAAGACTATGGAGATGATAGTTTTTATTTGATGAATGTTGTAGTGCTTGAATCACACCGTGGAAAAGGATTGTGTCACAATTTTTTAAAGTGTATTTTAGATAATTATAAAGGTAAAACAATTTATCTTTCAGTGTTAATCGATAATGTTCCTGCAAATAAATGCTATAAAAAACTTGGATTTGCTGAGATTGATAGAGGTAATAAAATTATTTTTATGTGTAAAAATTGTAAATAAACAAATCC